GGCCCTTAGCCGCGCCCTCGGTCGGCGCGATAGCGGCGGCCAGGACACCTCGCAACGAGGTAACGGCCTCTTCGGCGTTGACGCCGAGACGGGTAAACGTGGCGACGAAACCGCCTACCTGATCGAAGGTAACGCCGACTTCTGACGCGATACCAATTACGCGGCCGAGGCTGCCGGCGAGCTCGGACGCCTCGAGGTTGCCTTGCCGTACTGTCGCGACGAGTATGTCGGTCGCCTTGGCGGCGTTTAGATTCTCTGGCCCATAGGCCGCCATTGCCGCCGTAACGGCGCGGGCAATCTCGGTCGTATCACCGAGGCCGGCGGCCGAGGCTTTCGCCGCTTTCTCGAGAATCTCGAGCTCGGTGCCGGCCTTGGCGCCGGCAGAGGTGACAACGAATAGCGCGTCGGCGAGCTCTTTAGGTGCCTTGCCGGTCGCGCCGCCGAGCTCGAGGATAGAGTCGCGGTATCCTTCGACGGTGTCGCGACCCTTGCCGACGAGCGTTTCGATTTTCGTTAGGCTCGTCTCGAATTGCGACGATAGCGTGAGCGCGCCGGCGCCGGCGGCGACGAGCGGTAGCGTAACCGACCGAGTGAGCGCCGAGCCGGTCGCCGACATTTTCGTGCCGACGGCCTCCCACTTTTTGCCGGTTTGGTCGATCTTGCCGGCAACGACGTCGAGCTCTTTCGAGAACTTATCGTCGAGGACTATTAGACCTCGAAGAATCCCGATATCCGTTGCCATAGACTACCTCGGCTTTTTGCTTTGCGGTTGGTTCGCGCCGGCGATCAATGCGCCTATGGCCTTGAGCTGCCGCCAATCTTTCTTCGGCTTCGGCTTTGGCTCGCCAAACTGCAAGACGAATTCCGTAACCGGCCTCGGCGGCGTGCCGCGCCTACGATTCAAATTTACGAGCGTTGCGACAATCGAGGCGGCCCGGTAGTCGGCCCGCTCTTCGCCGAAAGGCTCGAGGTCGTAGTAGGCTCGCCACTCGCGAAGCTGCCGAATGCTCATTGTTCGGAGCATATAATCGACGTTCCATATACCGAGCTCGCGCGCCAACCTGTAAGCGAAACGGCGCCCGCCGTCTCGCCTTAGTCGTTTTTTTCCGCCTCTCCCTCTTCCTCCCCTTCCTCGGTCGCAAACCCGTTGAGCTTGAGCGCCTCGTTTTGCAGCCGTTGAAAAACCTTGAAGCTCTTTGACTGTAGAGCCTCGAGGTGTTCCTCGGCGAAGAGCGGCTCGCCGTCCTCACCGATTGCACACTCGACCAAAAGCCTCACCATTGCTTGCTGTCTCTTCTGGCCGTCGGCGACGTCGACCGCGAATTGCATAGCCGTGCCGGCGGACATAGATCGAAGCCGGACGCTCGCCGGCTCTTGCCCTGGCGGCGTCCATTCGGGCACCAGCACGTCGATGTAATCGAGGTCGTCGGCGCCGAGGATTTCGTCGGCGCTCAATAGCCTTACTTTGCTGCCTTGCTCGCTCATTTCTGTTTCTCCTGCTATGGCCTCTCGGCCGGGTTTGCGGTCGCCTCGCTTACGCGAAAAGCATTGCGCCGGTAGTCCTAATGCTAACGTCGGCTACGAGGCCGTCGTCGACCGGCGCGCTCACCGCAAAGTTTGTGATAAACCCGGAAAAAACCCATTGGGTACCGTCCGGGTACGTGATCCGAAATACGTCGCGGTCGCCGTTCTGCCAAGAGTTAATCGCCCCGGCGGTATCGTCATGCGACGCATCGGTCGGAATGTAGCCGACCTGAAAAGTGACCTCGCCATGCCGGCGAATCCCAACAACAAACGACTCGTCTTGGTCGTTATGATTTGTCGTTTCGATTGGGTTGCGGCTCAGCGCCGGCCCGCTGATATCGCGGAGCTCGGCGATAGCCGCGAACGCGCCGCCGCCGAGCGGGTCACGTTCGATGATTGTGCCCTGTGCTGAAATCGCCAAACCCATAGCGTTTCTCTCCTTGTGTTAGGCGGTTACATTTTGGTTTCTGATTCCGACTAGCGCGTCGTAGGCGTCCTCTGCCATGCCGCGCGCCGCTTGCGAGCTCTTCGCTCGAGCCACAATTTGAGCCGACGGCCGTTGATATGCCGGCGGCCCGATTTCGTTGTGCGTCCTGAGCGGCGTTGTGCCGCCTCGAGATAGCACCGAAAGAAACGGCCCGTCGCCGTCAGGTATCCGCGCCTTTGCCCCGATAAAAATGTCGCTGCCGAATGTGCCAACGCCGGCGGCGACGAGTAGCGAGACGAGCTCTTCGAGGAATCGGTGTGAGTAGCTTTTTACTGCCGTGAGGTTGAAAGAGACGAGAGCTCGGCCCTCTTTGTCGAGCCCAATGTCGAAAGGCTCTTGCGTCGGGTTGAGCTCTTGGTACCAAGCCGTCATGAGCGCGCTACTTTGTCGAGGTTGAGGTCGCTTGCGAGGTCGCGAGCAAGACGAGGCACGGCCGCCATCATTGGTCGCTCGAGGTATTTCGGCCCGCCGGTTACGAATTGCACGCCGCCGGAAAAGCCGCCGCCTCGGCCTTTCGTCTCGGCAATCCCGAATTCGCCGCCGCGCCAACTTGGCGGGTCGTGGGGTCCAGGGTGCTCATGGACAGCGATCGCGTATTCGCGCGCCGTGTCGCCATACTCGAGCGCGACGCTGATTTCGCGGCCTTTGCCGCGCTCGGGCTCTCTGACTTGACCGCTACTCTTGAGGCCCGTTTCGTCGACAGGCACGTAGTTAGCTTTCGAGTCAGTCATGATGAGCTGAGCTCGAAAGAAGAGCGCGCCGCGTATCTTGTCGGGAAACTTAGTCGAGAGCTTGTGTAGCCGGCGCTGCATTTCCTCGCTTCCGGCTAGCTTCGTCTTGGCCATTGCCGGCACCCCTTAGCCGTGCCGGGTTCAATGCCTCGTCGATTGCCCTCCCAAACGCCGCCCCGATTTCGTGCCAACGATAACAGGACTCGCCCGCTAACTGTAACCCGCGCGCGCTAAGATCGTCTCGCGCGGCCGGCGAATTATAGAGCCGGTCTAGGCACTCGATAAATTCCTCGCGGTCGGCGATTCCGCCGATTGCGTTTATCATATTCGGCGTGCACGCGGTCGAGGTACACGGTACCGTTAGCGCCGCGCCGCCGCAGATTTCGCCGAGCGCCGCCCAATCAGGGACGATTTGCGGGATACCGCAAGCCATACCCTCGAGCGTCGTCAGGCCGAATCCCTCGCCTTGGCTCGTCGAGATTTGGATATCGAAAGCCGAGTAGGTTTTCGCGACGAGCTCTTCCGAGACGCCTTGCCCGATATCCGGCTCGGCGATTATCAGCCTCGAGGCAACGCCGTAGTATTGCGCGAGCTGGTTTACGTCGTAGCCTTGGTCGCCCGTCGGCGCCACGTGCAAATAGAGATAGGCGTCTTTGACCTCGCGCGAGCGTATCCATTCGGCGAAATAGGCAATCGTGAGGTCGAGACGTTTTCGCGGTTGATTGCGGTTGACGTTGCCGACGACAAAGCCGGACTCGACGAGTCGCGGCGGCAGGCCAAGAAGTCGCCGAGCCTCGGCCTGGTGGGTCGGCTTGTAGAGCTCGAGGTCGACACCGAGCGGGATTACCTCGGCGAGCCCTTGATACCCGCCGCGCCTCGCCTCGCGCAAGCCGAACTCGGTCCAAAAGACGGCGCCGATTAGGCCGTTGAGCTCACGGCCTCGGCAATTCAAACCGTCGACCGCCATGCTTGCGAATACCGGGCAATTGCCGGCCTTTTTCATATACGCCGGCACGTTCCAAGGATCATTGAGACACACGACTAAATCCGGCTTGAGCTGCGTTACGAGGTGAGCCGTCCTCGAGACGCCGAAGAAATCGCCGCCCTTGATCGTGCGCGCCGGGTAAATCGGGTACGGGTACGGGTGAGGGTCGCCGGTGTAGTTGATTCCGAGCACGTGGCAATCCCATTGCGAGCGCAGCGTCTCGAGGACGCCGTGCGTAACCCTGGCGAAGCCGGTTGCTACCGCCGCGTCGCCGACCCATAGCAGCCGGCCTTTTTTCTTGGCTCGCTCTTCCTCGACAATTTCGCGCAATGCTCGGAGCGCGGCCGATTCCTCGCCTCTGCGTAGCGCGTTGAGTGCTTTTTCGATAATCGCTTTCATCATGCCCCCTTGAGAATGCGTTGCCAGAAACCCTCTACCAAGACTTGCCAATCGAAACGCTTACGCGCGGCCGCGAGCTCGACGTCGGCAAATGCTCGAGCCGGCCGGCGAAAGAGCGCCTCGAGCGCGTCGGTCACTTCCGGCCCGTCGGCCTCTGGTATGAATTCCGCCCATGGCTCATACCAGGCCCGATAGTGCGGCCGGTCAAAGCATATCGGCTGAGCGCCGCAGAGTAGGCCCTCGGCGCCCGGCATTTCAAAACCTTCGCAGCGTCGCAATGCGGCAACGTAGTCGCACCTCGAGTAGAGCCGCGCGAGCTCGTTGTCGCCTATGTTCATTCGCTGAGTTACGTGCGGCCCGTGGCAGTCGAGCGACGGGCCGAGGTGGAACACTTGCCGGCCAGCTCGAGCGGCCGCCTCGGTCGCCTCGGCTACTGTTTCGGACTCTGCGACGTAGCCGCTCGTCATGATTACGAAACGCTCGCCGACCTCGAGGCGCGGGTAAAAGAATCGGTGATCGGCGCCGAGCGGCGCGTAGTAGAAACCTCGAGGCAGATAGGACGGGCTGAGCTGATCGTCCCGCAAGGCTTGGTCGAGGTCGTAATACGACCAAACCGTCGCCGCGCTTTTCCAGAATTCGCACCATTCTTTCGAGCTCGGCCGCTGCGTCGAGCGTAGGCAATACTGCAAGATCGCGTAGCGTTTGCCCTCGGCCTCGAGGCGCGCGATTGCCTCGGCCGTTTCCGGGTAGCCGATCACGTGCAAGACGACGAGGTCGGCCCATTCCTCGACCGGCACGATTTCGATTTCCGCCGGCGCGAATTCGGCGAGCGCGTCGGCAACTCGGAACATTGCGCCGCTGAGTTTCTCGGGCGCTTTGACGTAGGCCCTCACGGGTGATTCACTCCGAAATCCACGGCGACCGCGATTCGGAATTTCTTTTTGCGCGCTTCCTCGCACCAACCGACGAGCGCATTTTTGTTGCTCTTCGGCCTGACCTTGAGCGCGACTTCGGCGCGCATTGCCAGGCAAGAGCCGACGCTCGAAACCTCGGTGAGCCCTGACCGGCTGAGCTCTTTATGGTAGGGCTCGAAAGGTCCGAACCTCTGGCGGTCCATTCCTCGGAAACCCCAAATATCGTAAAAAGCCTCGCCCGCCCAAACCATAGGCGCGACGATATCGAAGTCGCCGCGTTGCTCGTAGGCAATGTCGAGGCAAGAGCCGACGTCATGCGGCAGCCAAACGAGGTCGGACTCGACATAGAGCACGACGTCGTCGTCTTTCGTTACGCCCGTCATGCCCTCGAGCAATACGCCGCTCAGAGCCGCGAGGCGTTCGGGCTGCTCGGTCGAGCCGAATACCGTTTTGCCGTGCTCATGCTTGCGGATATCACACGGGATTTCCCATAGCTCGGCCATGTGCGCGAGCTCGAGCTCGGTTTCGTCGAAGCTATCGCCCTCGACCGCGACGACTCTTATCGGGTGCTCTGGCCCGACGTGCTCGGCGAGCGCGTGTACTTGCCGAAAGTAGCGATTGATACGGCCGCTCATGTTCCGAAATGCCGAGACGACAACTATTTTCATGGCCATAGCTCCACGGGTTGAAGGATCTTTATGCGAGGGTCGGCGAAGAGCTCGAGGCCCTCGGCTTGCCATTGCTCGCAGAGCTCGAGGACCGCGCGCGATTCGATCACACGGCCGCGCAGAATGTCGGCCGGCACTATCCAACAAGAGCCGAAACTCGAGACGCGAAACGGCGCGCCTCGCGTGTAGCCTCGAGCAAAGGGCGGGTGAAACTCGAAAGGTCGGCCTCGCAAATCGCGATAGGCCCAAATGTCGTAAAACTGCCGGCGGCCGTTGAATTCGATTTCTGGCCAGGCTGCGCACGGGCGCCCGCCGGCGGCCTCGAGCAAACGGTCGGCGACGTCCGGCGGGCTGCGTAGGTCGCTTTCGTGCAAGAGGATAAAGTCTGCCTCGTCGCTGAGCTCGGCAAAGGCGGCCGAGGCGGTTACGCTTCCTCGTCGGCGACGGGTCGGCACATCCTCGCCAACGATGCCCGTGTCGGCAATCTGAATACGTACCCGGTTCTCGAGGCCGGCAAAGAGCGCGGTATCGCAGAGGAAATCGAGCGTTTCGTCGGTCGAGTCGCCGACTACCCAATGCCATTCGACCTCATGCGAGCTCGAGGTTTTCTCGAGTAGGTGACGAGCTCGAGCCTCGAGCTGCCGCTCGGCGTCGTTGCGCCAAAAACTCAGTATCTCAATCATTCGCCCTCTTTGGTCGCCCACGCCCACGCCGGCACGCCGGCCGATTCTGTGACGAGCCCGGTGCTCGAGAATTGGCCCTCGCGCGAGCTCATGGCCACGCGCCAAACCGACTCGAGGTCGCCCTCTGGCCCCTTGGCGCAGTCGTCGAATACGAGAGAGCCGCACGGCGCGAGCAGCTCGAGGCCGCACTCGAGGTCTTGCATAGCGCCGCTCTCGGTGTGATCGCCGTCGATTAGGACGAGGTCGAAGAGCTCGCCTCGGTCGACCATGGCCGGCAAGATTTTATGCGAGTCGCCCGTTTGTAGCACGACTCTCGAGGTGCCAATGCCGAGCTCGTCGAGGTATCGCGCGACCGCGTCGGCGCCAGGGTTAGGCTCGCCGCCATAGCCGCCGATCCAACAATCGAGCGCACGCGCCTCGCCGAGATTGTCGCCGGCGACGAGGCATACGAGCGCGAGCGAATGGCCGAGCCGGGTGCCGACCTCGAGGTAGCGCAGCCCTGGCCGGCCGCCGGCAAAGAGCGCCAGGCCGCGCCGGAATCCAAACGCTCGGCCGGCTTGGCACGGCCGGCGAATGTGCCGCGTCGGTATCGTCTGCACTATGAGGCGCCAGGCCTCGTCAATGTCGATTTGCCCGCTCATGCCGTCCTCTGCTCAGAATGCCGCCAGGATTGCGCCCGTGCGGCCGTATATCGCGCGCAGAGCTCTACCCGTGCCACCATACGCGCAGAATTTCGAGGCCTTAGAAAGCCGCAGAGAGCCTCGCCGCTCATGCCTGATTCTCGCCAATTTTGCGCGCCGGCACGCCGCCCCAAATTTCGCCGGCGGGTACGTCCTCGAGCACGACAGCGCCCGACGCGATAACGGCGCCGCGCCCGACGGTGACGCCCGGCGTCACGATTGCGCCGGCAAAGAGCACGGCGTCGCGTTGAATCCACACGAAAGACTTTTCGACGACATTGCCCGGCGCTACCGCAGAGCAAGAGCGGCCCGGCGCCGCGACGTTGCTACCCGAAAGCACTTTCGAGCCGCTCGCAAAGCTAGAGCCGTCCTCGAGTATCGTTATACCGCCGCCGATACCGAGGTGCGTAAAACTCGCAGCGTGCACGTGCTCGCCTATCGTCATGGCAACGCCGCACTCGAGCTTGGAAAACGAATCAATCCGCGAGCTCGAGGCGGCCCATAGGTGTTCTTCGCCGAGGATTACGAGCGGCTCGTGGAATTCGCGCGGTCGGTTGGCTTGCTGTAGATAGAATTCG